CTGGGCTAATCTTATATTAAGTTGTATTATGCTGGGATTGTACGATCTACGATCTTACCGTAAGAACCGTTGTCATTTGGAAGCAAGCGGAATGAGACTTCAAACATTGTTGCCTCGTCACGCTTTGCGCCTACTGTTACGCTCTCAATTGAGAGTGCACGGTATGCAACGTAAACTCTTTCGATCTGATCAGATGCTGCACAGTCACCTGTTCCTGGACCAACTGCTACCAAACCACGCTCAACTGGACATTCTCCAATGTCACCTGCTGAAAGGTTAAGTGTTGGGTTTCCTGAAACTGTTGTTAGATTCTCATCCTTGCTTGCGAGAGCAAAAAGAAGATTCTCTAGTGTTGATTCTGCGAATGTAGTATTTAGGTTAACCTGCATGCCTTGCTTGAACAACTTAGCAACGTCAAGAACCTGGTCTACTGAAACTTCACCGAAATCTGGCTGGAACTGTAGTTCCAAACCATTCATTGTGTAACCTACGTTACGGAACCCTTCCTCATCGGAAAGAGTTGTCTTGTAGGACACACCTGCAGAGTATCCTGGAAGGACTCCTGCTTCTGGTAGAACACCGTCTTCGTATGTGAAGAGCGCTGCTGCACCAACGATGATATTATTGCTAGTACCACGTGTATATGCCATGTATTTCACCTCTTTATTTGTCTAGAATTAAAAGGCGTGTTTCCTCGTTAACAATTATACAGCCTTTTTATGAGTTTACTGAGTCGATTATGTCTTGCATTTGATGGTAGTCGTAGTCGATAATTATCTTATTCCCCGCATAGGTTCGGGCTGTTCCGAAGTCGACTATATCTCGTGCCTCTTCTAACTGGTATATCTTGAAGTTGTGGAAGTAGAATTTGCACTCCATGCCGTCAAAAGTCTTGCCCTTAGTCCAAGCATTGAGTTCTTGAGCACTTTCATCTCCACGATCTAGAAGCCTTAAAACAGATTCTTGTATTTTAAGCATTTTAATTGTTGGCTGACTTGCCTGTGCATAAAAATAATATAGTACCTGTTCGCATTTAATGTGTGGGAAAGGACCCCTACGCATTCTAAACATTCTGTCATAAACACAAAATGCTCCGCCTCCGTCTGGAAATGTTTCTGTTAACTGATCTATTGTTGATGGTGATGTGGGGAAAAATGGAACAGGCTCTCCATCTAATAAACCTGTCAACTTTTCTTGTAGGTATTTATTAATCCATAACACTGGTGTATTTAATACTGATGTTGATTCTGTCATTTAATTGCCCCCGCACTTGCTACCCATTGATATCCAGCCTTAAGTCCTACAGATCTACCGCCACGCTTTCCTGCATTTAGATTTTTTGCATAAACCTTTGGATACTTGAAGTGTTGAGCAAGACCACTTGACTCTAAAAATGATTGTCTAAAATAAACTCCAAAGAAATTAGAAATAACATTTTTAAATTGTCCCTCTGTTTGTCCTCCAGGATTTTCAACCTTAACTTCTCTTGAAGTAAATATTTCTTCTCCGTTTATCTCAAACCTTAATGCCTGTGCCCTTGTTGGTTTAATTGTTACACCAATACCATTTTCCATAACTTCTGCTTTGTTATAAAATGGAACATTAGATCCATTCTTAATTGATGTAGACTGTTTTAATGATGACCTAAATGTTAAACCAAGATTACTAACTGTAAAGTCAATATCAAATAATCTTGCTTCTGGACTTCCAGTTCTATGCCACTCGTATACGTGATGAAGTAGTTCTGGAGATACTCTTGCATTTGCATCTATAAACTGACCTGCTAATTCTGATATCTGTGGTCCTAGTGCTGCATACATAGCCTTCTTGCCACGACCAATGCCATCAATGAAACCAGTGGAGTAGTTTATTATGTTATTCATTTCTTTCTGAAACTGTCTGCTATTAAAATGTATCTTTAACATTAAACATCTACCGCCTGATTTTCAGACCTGCGAATAATTAATTTATAGTATTCTACATTGCCAAACGGACCAGCAAATGGGTCCTGCGTTGCTATTTCAAATATTGTAGATTTGCCTGCACGTGGGCCTGATGTTTCTGTGTATATCTCATTGCAATTTTTATCACGAATGTTTGTGATAATAACATTAGTAATTGAGTTACGAGCCTCTAAACTTGAAATCCTAATATCAGTTTTAGCACGTCCGAGTAGTATTTTGTCCTGTGTAATATTTACATTTGGAACAACTTCTTCTTTAAATGCTGTGCCTGCTGGAGCAAAAGAACATGCAATTGTTCTATCTAATATCCAAGTCTTTTTAACTTCGCCATAGACACCCTGCTCAACTATTGGATGATAAACATCTGCTTGCATTGGAAATGCGAAGTCTGGAGTTTCGCATATTACCATTATAGAACCCCGACGAACTCAATCGGTTTACGATACTTATCTAATATCTTATCGACTAATAAATTTCCAGTGCCGTCAAATACAGCCTTATCAAATTGAATTCTAAATTGGTCTGTGTTATATGAACCAATATATCTCTTGTAATAATCTAACTTGCCACAATCAATGTCGTGTATTAGTAACTCTGTTGCTCTTACTATATCTGATGGAACCTTATGATATCCAACCTCTAGTTCGATCTTATAATCCCAACCTCTTGGAAAACCTCTTTCTGAAAAAAGAAAATCTAAATAATCTGTAGGTGATCCAGGATAGAAGATTGGGTTTGACTCGTTTCGATTAATTAAATCTGGATATTTTGTTGTAACTGCAGATCCATCTGAAGTTATCTCAAACACAAAAGTGGAGTTTTCTACATCATCTGCGTCGTAAACTAAAACATTGTTTTCATAAACCTTTAAAATCTTTTTTGCATTTACCCAAATAGGAATATAATCTAATCCCAAACCAGTTGTCTCAATTGTCTTTTTTCTAAAATAGAAATCTACATCACAAACCGAGTCTATTATTGCTCTTGCTAATTCTTCGTTCTTTCTATATGCTTGTACTTCTGTAGCAGTTGATCCATTGTCATTTGGGTTTGAGTATGGTCTTACTACATCTACATATGTATCTTCTCCGCCTACCGTGATTTTATACTGACCGTCATATTTTGAAGATAGTGGTATTGTTATTTTATTTGAAGCATCTGAAGTTGCTATGCCAACTACCTCTGAAGAGTCCGCCATATCAATAATTGTATAGTTATATACCGTAGACGCTGATTCAACATCAAGCGTTACACTTAAATTGTATGGCGGAACTCTCAGAATCTCCATTTAGTTGCCAAACTCCTTGGCTACTTCTTCTGGTGTAGCAAGTCTAACATGGCTACGTGTTAACCACTTTTCAGACTGCTCTGGTGTAACGATGTTATACCCACGATATACCTTGCCAACTCCACCCCAACTTACGTTCTTGGTAGAGTAAATTGCTACTGTCTTGTTTGACTTCTTTGGAGAAGCATCAGCAGCCTTTTTGGTTGGACGTGGTGTTTCTGTAACACCGATAACGCCATTGTCTATTGATCCTACAGCCTGAACTGTATCACTTGAAGATGCGCTAAGATCTGCTGTTGTAATAGCATCAGAAGACTCTGGTACTTCAGAAACTGATGCCTCAACATTATTTTCTTGAGCAACCGCTTCAACATTAGTTGATGGCTGATTGTTTTCTAACTTGTATTTTTCCCAAGCATTTAATTCTTGGGGCTGTTCTGTATTATTGTTTTCTTCCATTATTTACCTCCTTGTGACTATTATAACAGAATAATAAAAAGTTAAGAGGGGGAGGAGAATTAACCCCTTCCCCCTCTCAAAGGTTACTGCTTACAGATTATGCTTCTGCTGCAGCGTCTGCCCATGCGATTGCATCTTCTTCTTCCCATTGAATACCGAAGCGAACGAATACAGTATATTCAATTGTATCCTTCTTTGCAACATATTCACGGTTTACGATGATATCACGCTGGAAGCCCCAAACACGGTTCTGTGGGAATGTCAAGTCGACATAATCCGCAGGGTAGTAAGGAACTTCTTGGACATCGATACCTAGAACACGAGTTGTACGTGCTCCACCGAATGTCTGACCAGCACCGTCTAAGTAAGACTGTGTGTTGGCTGATGTATTACCATTCTTGCCAAGTGCTTCGGCGATTGCATCTGAAAGAGTACCGTTGTTCTTAACGATACCTGCGAATGCATCTGTACCTGCATAGAACTTAAGATTATTCTTAAGTGCACGGTACTTGCGTGGCATAGCGAGAATGATGTCCTGCATTACTGCAGGTGTCCAAGCATTGTCAGCAACAGTGACTGCTGCTTCATGCGAGTCTCCATTATCCTTGTGCTTCTTGATGAAGCCAGGCATAATAGAAAGGAATGGTGCTGTTGCACCATCACCGTTGATAGCAAGATCTTCAATGTCATTTGCGAATGCATTTGTCATCAAGCGAACAAGATGATCTTCTAATGCACCACCCTCGACATTGTCTTCTAGTGCTTCAGCAGATACTTCCCAATCTAGACGAATCTTCTTGGTTGTAAGTTCTACCTTTGAGAATGTAGCACCAGTGTTTGTATAGTTTCCAACTGCTTGAGCAGCAGCACGAATTACACGCTCACCGACGTTGATCTTCTCTAATTCCATGGTGTTTGCTCTCATCGTCACACGACGACCATCTTGAGCGAGAACTGTAGCATCCCAAACGTAGTCAATAAAACGACGTGCCTGTTCAGGGCGTAGGATTCCGCTTGCAGCATCACCCGAAGGGTTTACGGCATTAGGACCAGTGGTAACACCAAGGTTAGCGTTAGGAATATTTCCTAGTGCGCCACCATCAGTATAATTGCCAGGGATGTTTGATCCTGCTTCAGAACCTGATGCAAATGCACCTTGTCCTTGATATAAACCTGGTGTTGTTCCACCGAGTTCGCCTGATTCTCCTGGCTGGTTTTTCTTAATTTCTTCCGACATATTGTCACCTCCTAAGTGATTCTGCTTATTAATTACTA